CGACCTTCTCGACCTTGAGAGGGCCGATGCCAAGAGCATTCTTGAAGTCTGTCCAGCCCTTTGGTGGTGTCTTTGTGAAACGCCCTCCAAGAATCTGGACTCGAACGAGGTCGCGGCCCTCGATGATCTTCTGAAGCCCATTCACGATTGTCCGAACTTCTGGAGCTTCAGGAATGATACACCTCACATGTCATTGTACTTTCCTATTTTTCTCACGACCTTCAAAATCGTGTGATGTGACGCGTTATAGCTTGCTGCAATACGAGATGCCGATTCACCCGAATCGTATCGCTCTCTAATGTCTTCAACGTCAGATATCGACAGTTTGATGCCCTTTCGTCGCTTTAAGCGAAGCTCTTGCTTTTCAGCCACAGTCATTCGATATCCCTTGTTCCAGGGTGTTCGACCTTTAAGAGCATTGACAACATTTTCACGATGCGACAATGGCAAACCGTCGATAGCATAATGCTTCATGGCATCTGATAGTCTTTTCTTAGTCTCGACACTGTGAGTATCTCCGACACCGAAGCCACCTGTATTGCTGGACATATTGTAGAACGTAGAATCCTCAACAACGTTCATTTTAGCAAGCCAGGCACACTCAGAATCGATAGCTTCTCGAAGAGAACCTTCAACAACTTCGAGAATCTCTCTCTCAAAAGAATCTCTTCCGTACTTTTTAATTGCCTTCTTGAGGAGGGTACCAGAGCCTAAGTACCCAGCCTCCCATCGATCCATCTTTGAACAACGACCGATGTACTTCTTTCCATTGGCCAAATTCGTTGTCAAATAAATGACATGCTTCATTGTTACTCCGTCAAGAAGTAACTATGCCTAAGGGATCGGTCTTTCAGGCATCAGTCCTCACCATTCTGGATCATCTGATCAAAGGCGTCACAAGTCTTCGAAAGCATATCGCGATCGTCAACTGGCGAAGAGGTCTCACAAGATAGCGTGTCAAGCAAATCGTCAAACGCATCTTCAAAGTCCGTTGATTCGGGACCCAAGTCTTCGGCGTCGACAGCAGTCTCATCCATCAGAATGACTGCCATTGCTGCGTAGTTGTGAAGATCAATGAGGGTATCGCGTAGACTCTCGTCATCGACAAGTGCCACACCCGACTGCGTGATCGAAGTGAAGCGACGAAGCTTGTCACCCAGGCGAACCAGAACGCCAACGGGACCAAAGTCCGCAAATGCGTCCCCATAGTCCTGATTCTTCTTCTTGAACAGCAGAAACGATTCGTTCTGTACTGCTCTCAGCTGTGAGGGTCGGCTCAACTTGCTCATTGTCTTTGTCTCCGTAGGTGTAGTCAAGGTAAAAAATGTTTCCCTTGGGTGCAGTCATCGGTTGCACTTTGATGATGTCTTGAGGGATCAGTTGGTGTGGTGGGTTTGTAATCTTCGGAAATGAGAAGGGCTGCTCTGATTTGCCAATGTCATAAACCTTAGACTCTCGTCTTTCGTGGAGTTCTCCATCAGCGAGAACTTCGTACACGTAAGTCATCGAAGTAGTTCGATAGCTTCGACTAATGATCAAGCCAATCGCAGGACTCTTGATCCAGATCTCAACAAGATCGTCGACATTCCACTTGGGCTTCATCGATCCCAGGACTTTGGAATAGATCTCTGCTAAGCTATCGTCGGGAATCTCTTCATCAAGAACTGGCTTCCACTTCTCATGGACGTCTTGCGTAATTTCCTTGATAAGCTTAGCTTTGCTGTTCACGGCTCCATCCTCTCCGGAGAGTCAATCTCGATGAGGAGGCGCTTCCAGACAATGAGAACTGTATTGTTGAAAATCACAGACACAGATGCAACTTGCCAAGAACCGTGAATGCTATGACTGACATCGTAGCCATATGGCGTGGGATTTTCGGGCGTCGGGCGCGTTGCGTCTAGTTCGATGTCGTCGACACTGCCAAAGCATGCAGCTTCACGAAGTTCATGTTGCCAAAAAACGTTATCCAACTTAGTACTCCTGCTCTTCGACTTCCATCTTCATCGTGTACCAATTCTCGGGATACGACGCGGACTTGTCCATAGGCGAAGCATAGATGCCAATCTCCTGCTCCCCCGAATTCGTGTAGCGACCGATGAACTCCAGACGATCTGCATCCGAGTCAAAGACCAAGAGAATCGTGGGCTTGCTAGTAGCAGCGGGGCTGGTGTTTTCGTTGCTCATGAAGGTCATCCTGGATGCTGCTAGAGATAGATGGGTCAATCAGAGAGAGCTAGAAGAACTCAATCCGAGTGGATACTAGGCTGAATTGTTTAGCGCACCGAGAAGCGGCGGCCCTGCGTATCGATCCAGAGAGTTCTCCATGTTTGTGCCTTTACGCCTTGGCGAAGCTGCTTCCTGGAGAGGTGTTCTGATCGTGTGGTAATCATCACGTCGTATTTGTGAGACAATTCGAAAATCTGTTCGGCTTCGAGCGTGACGAGAAAAACGGTGGAGTCTTCGCCCTTTGCGTTTTTGACAACTTCTTCTGTCGCTCCCAGCTCACGAGCGAGATCTGCGGGCCAACCCGCCCAGGAACCGAGATAGAAAGTTTCTGCCATGTGCCACCTCTTCAAATATCTTACAACAGGAGGAGGTGGGTTTACACAAGCTCCGAAAGAATCTTTCGCCTTAGTACCTGGGAGACTCGAGTTGCTCTTAGTGCCTCTCCGAGTAGCGAAACGAATGCTTCCGTCTCAGCTGCATTGAGCGCCTTGCCGAGCGCCGCGCCCTGGATTCCTTGAGCCATCAGATCCCGAGGATTGGCTGCTGGGCCTTGCTTCGAGAACTGAATGAAAGCTTCAACAACCCGCGACTCTGGTGCACCCACAGCAGCTGAGAACTGTCGTAGCTGCTCATCAGTGACTTTGTACCGCTTAGCCTCCTTCTTGAAGCTGGGGCCCGACGTGGAATCAATCTCGACGAACCGGAGAAGGAACGCAGTCTGGTTTGACACCGCACTTTTGAAACGCATCTTTGCAAAGACTTGCTGGACGACCTTGGGGTTGTTCCCCAGGAGCATCGTAGCCAGCTGAACTTCGAGGCTTGAGCGCGGGACAGCAGTCGTTGCGATGGTCAATCCCGGAAAGATGTGAGGCAAAAGATTGTGTGTCTTCGCCAGCTCTACGTACTGCGCGGGATCTACTGCACTCTTGATGCCCTTGACGAATTCATCCTGGATTCGGTCAGCAGAGACACCTGACAACGCTTTCGATGCAACAGCAGCAACTGCTCGGGAAGTCTCAGGATCAAGCTCAGAGCCCATCCTTGCCGCAAAGCGGATTGCACGAAGCGTCCGCAGGGGATCCTCTTCAAATCGCAGAGAGGGCTCTCCAACGGCGCGGATGACACCGTTCTGCAGGTCGTCAATGCCGCCGACAAGGTCAACGATCTCGCCCTTGTCAATGTCGAAGAACAGTGCATTGACGGTAAGGTCCCGTCGCTTGACGTCATCTTCAATCGTTGCCCAGCGGACCGCGTCAGGTCGCCGGCCGTCTCCCAAGTCTTCTCGGAAGGTCGCAATCTCGTACTCGCTACCCTCAGGAGTCCAGATTCGAACAACGCCAAAATCTTTGCCCGTAAGGTCGATCTTAAGATCCGGCTGCCCTTGAAAGAGCGCGATGATCTCGTCGGGCGGCAAGTCAGTTGCAAGGTCGTAATCCTTAGGCTCCTTGCCCAGGAGGACATCGCGGACAGCGCCACCAACGACGAAAAGCTCACCCTTGCTACGAATGACCTTGGCAAGGCTCAGCAAATCAGCTGGAAGGTCCATCTGGAACTTCTCGCGTCGCTCGGCCTCAAACAGAAAAGAGAGACTCATGTTCACCTCGTCATGCTGCTGTATTTTACTACACAGCAAACCTTAGATGCACGCTGATTACAGGACACCAACCAGGGCATTAAGCTGATCGTTGCTTGCCATTCCGACGTGTGTGCCTACCACTTCTCCTGACTTGAAAGTCATCAGAGTAGGAAGGGCTCGAATGCTGTACTGCGAAGCAAGATCAGGAAACTCTTCAATGTCAACCTTGACAACTCGCAAAGCTTCACCGTGAATCTCACTAAGTGCGTCCAGCTTGGGTGCAAGCGCACGACAAGGGCTACACCAATCAGCGTAAAAGTCTACCAAGACTGGCACGCCGGAGTTGAGGACATCGGTTTCAAAATTGTCAATCGGGCTCACGCTCTCTCCTAGAGTTTGTTAATCATGAACACTTACTGCTGCCACATGACAGACAAGCAACGCAGCCTTCGGTGTAGCGCATTGAATCTTCAGCTCCACAGTCGGGACAGTTAGCTGACCCGCCAGGCTTTGTTCCGTCATCAATGTACTTCTTGAGCACGCGAGCAAGAACCTTGGAGAAGCTGAAGAGATCAGATTCCTTGTCGCCCTTGTGAAGCTGCTCAGCAACATAATTGACGCTGGCGCCGTGGCGCAACCCAAGCGACAGCAGGCGAGTGTGCGTGGAGTGCTCTGGATTGTCGAAGGCGTCGACGATGTCCTTGATCTTGAACTCGTCTCCGTTCTCTCCCACCTTGAGATCGTAAATCGATGGCATCGTCTTTCGAGCTCGCTTGATCAGCGTTCCTTGCTTGTACTTGCGTGGAATCTCAATCATCTCAGAGAGTCCGCCCATGACTTCGTACGGAAGTCCAGACATCATACCCACGAGAATAGTCCACTTCTCACCCTTGATGGAGACTTGATGGATCTCGCACGGGAGCTCTTCGGGGCGCTTGACAGCAGAATGCGGAACGTGAACGTCCTCGGGTGTAGCTGCGGACTCCTTGACAATGACTCCCGTCCGTGAACCCTCTCGGTAGACAGTGACACCCTTGCATCCCGACTGCCAGCCGGCCAAGTAGACTTGCGAGACAACCTCTCGAGAGACATCTTCAGGCAAGTTTGTAGTGTTTGAGATGGCGTGACAGACCCACTTCTGTGCTGCTGCCTGCATCTTGACCTTAGCAACCCAATCAACGTCATCGATAGTTGCGCCGCAATAAGGGCTCTTCTCCACGTCATCAGTGCTGTTCCCAGTAATCTCGGCCCAAGCCTTGAATCCTGCGTGAGAGACATCGAACTCAGTCCACTTATCACCGTTCTGGTCAATGAAGTCGACAGGGACATCTTCACCTGGCATGATCTTCTTGCGTCGTGTGAGCTTCAAATATGTCGACTGCTCAATACCCGAAGTGACACCAAAGTAATCACCCACCGACTTGGTCATCAAGCTCACCGACCCTGCTGGTGCAGTAGTGAGAAGTGCGATGTTCCGTCGGCCAAATTCGCGCATCATCTCGCGAAGCTCGGGATTTGCCTCCCAGATACGCTCCATGAATGGGTGACCTTGCTCACGTTCAAAGTCAAAGATCGGGAACGCTCCCCGCTCCTTAGCAAGTTGGCATGACGACCGGTAAGCATTCAGATTGAGATTTTTATAGACCTGCTCGACAAAGTCGATGCTCTCGTCAGAGCCGTAACGAATTCCCAGTGCTGCCAGCATGTCACCAACAGCTGTTACACCCAGGCCTGTCCGGCGACCATTGACAGCCTTCTCACGAATCTTGCACCAGAGGTCGAGCTCTGCCTGCTTGACATCGTCTGGCTCAGGATCAGCCTCGATCTTGGCAATGATCTTTTCAACCTGCTCGAGCTCAAGATCGATAAGGTCATCCATCAACCGCTGGGCCTGCTGAACAACAAGCGAAAAGGCATTAAAATCGAAAGCACTCAAATCCGTGAAAGGATTTCGCACAAACGACAGCAAATTGATGACCATCAAACGACACGAATCGTATGCGCAGAGTGGAATTTCTCCGCAATTCTTGATGCAGATACCCGAGGACTTGACGAACCGATCATCCTCAGTTGATGTAATTACACAGTAGTTATGGTTGTCATCGACTGTGATGTTATAGACATCCTCTCGCTCCATTGTGTGTTCTACTGAGACAACCTTGTGGTTTCCGATCACACTACTCTTGAAGTTCGAGAAAGATCCGAATCGAAAGTCGTTTGCGACATGAATCGGAGCGCCCGAAGACTTTGCTGCGTCGGCCCAGAGGCACTTTGTGAATCGGCCCTCTCGAGCATAGACGTCTCGCCCAAGAGAAATCAGCTCCTCATTCGTAAGCCCACTGTAGTGACCATTGGTCTCTCCAGAGTGAGAAGCAAATGATTCTTTCCACTCATTCGACATCTGGTGATACGGATTTTGATCACCGCGAATCCGATCTGCATGGAGTGCTCGATGATCCTCGTGCAACATGATCTCCAGGTTGTCAATCGAGTCATTGAGACTGTCAAAATTCCGGTGATGAATCGCGTGAGTCTTTGCGTTAGTTTCACCTTCATAGAATTCGTGAACTAGTCGATACTGACGACGATTCCTGAAGCCCTCTCCCTTGAGAGGTGCTCCCGTGTTGCAGACCTGCCGATAACCGTTTGAGTTGAACGAGTTAAACGGCACAATGCTGTCGTCTGGTTGCAACTTGTAGAGCTCAACGTATTCTCGGCCGTTCGAAGTCTTCACCAGGATTCGGTGATCATACGTCCCTCGAAGCACTGAGCCATCGTCGAGAGTGACCTTCCAAATCGGCTGATTTGTCTTGGTTGCTCGAGGATTTCGTCCCATCTTGATAACAGTCTTTCCGGACTTCGGATCAACAGAGTAGACAGGAACATCAACTCCTTCGGCGGCAAGCTGTGAAATGGGTACAGCGTTTCGACCATCGGCAACAGCGATGAGCGTGTCGCCTGTCACGCAAGGATTCGTCGAGATTGTCTTAAACCCCAGATCGGCGTAAATGTCAGCAGGTGAGTACTTAGTGACATTGTCCCAGAACAGCAGTCCGGGCTCAGCGTACTGGTGAGCTGACTCAACAATCTCGTCCCAGATCTCCTTTGCACTAACACGCTGGGAAACCAGAGGCGTGTCACTGTCAACTGGGAATCGGACTTCGTAGTCCTCGTCGGCGAGCACAGCCTCCATGAACTCGTCTGTAAGACGAATAGAGATGTTGGCACCCGTGACCTTATCTCGGTTGCGCTTGGACCGAATGAAGTCCAGAATCTGCGGGTGATGAATGGACACTGAGATCATCAGCGCCCCTCGCCGGCCGTTCTGTGCTACTTCTCGAGTTGTGTTCGAGTAGCGACCCATAAAGGACACGATGCCGGTAGAGGTCTTGGCAGCATTGCTAGTGCCCATCCCTTCGGGGCGGAGTGAAGAGACATCGGTCCCGACTCCACCTCTCCGCTTCATGATCTGAACCAGCTCTTGATCAGTCTTCATAATGCCGCCATACGAGTCATAGGGCGACTCGACGACAAAGCAGTTTGACAATGACTGAATCTGGTGGGAGTTCCCGATCCCAGACATGGGAGAGCCCTGAGGGATAACGTATCTGAAGTCCTTTAGGAGCTCGTAGATGTCATCTTCCGACATGGGATTGGCGTACTTTGACTCAACTCGCGCAAACTCCCGAGCCATCCGGCGATGCATATCATCGGGCGTCACTTCTAGAATGTCGCCGTCTGGTGACATCAACGGATACTTTGTCGCAAAAACGTTTGCCGCGAGCTTGTCGCCGTTGAAATAGTCGAGTGACGCTGCTGTCACTTCTTGCAATGTCGCCATTAGGCCTCTCCAGAGCGTACGCTGTTCAATGCGAACTTTACAGGCACGATACTATACTCAGTTCACTTAGCCGCGATTTCAGCCTTGAGTTCATTGTAGGCCTCAGTCAGACGAGTCTTTTTGTATGCCTCGTCTTGCACCGCTGCCTCAGCAAACGTCTGCTCCTCATCTGGATCTGCAGCAGTCACCTTCGACCGTGCAGTATCCAACTTGATGTGAAAGAGCAAGCCGTCTCGACCAGCACGATTCTTAGCAACGAACAGTCGACCGAAGCCAGTTGCCTTCTCGGACGCCTTTCGAGAGATCGAGATGACAACATCGGCGACCATGGCCTTGCCATACGCCTCAGCCATGTTCTCAAGACCCACAATCTCAGAGTTTGCAGAATCCCGGTTGGCCTGACTAGCAGTCCAGATGGGGACACCAAGCTCTTGCGAAAGGTTTCGGACTTCAACGTAGATCAGCTTGAGCTCGTGCCTCATTGAATCGTAGCTTCGCGTGGACCGCATGATGTCCGCGTAATCGATAAGTATGAGGGACGGCTTGAAACCCTTCATTTGCAGCTTCTCAATGTGAGAGCGCAAAGTGACAACTGACGCTGATCCAGTCGGGTACTCCTTGATGATGAGCCGGCCCAGTTCCATCCCTTCATAAGCCTTGCGAACAGTTTCCTTGTTCACAATCACTTCGTTGCTTGGAATGTCACACAGATTGGAGTCGTAGCGAAGTCCAACTTTTGTTTCTGAAAGCTCAAACGTGTAGTGGAGTACGTTCTTGCCCTGTCGAAGTGCGTGAGCTCCGAAATTGACAAGCATGTGAGACTTGCCGACACCAGTATTAGCAGTAATGACACCCAGCTCTCCTCGAGCTAGACCTCCCGCCAAAACATCTTCTCGGTCAAGCTGTGGGATTCCCGTCGGACAAGGTACTCGAGTTTGTGCCGCGAACCGAGCTTCGAAGTCTTCGAAGAAATCGTGCCCTGTAGAGGTGGGAACGCCCACAGAAAGCGCAGTCTTCATGACCTCCGTGACCTGCTCGTTCTTTCCCTCCTCAATGAGATCCACACACTGCGTGAGTGCCTCCTTCATCGCCTGCTTTCGACAGAACTCAATGGTCCTATCCTTTACCTCCGCAAGATCTTGAAGTGCCGGCGTGAACTTGATGCGATGAAGATACTCAACGATCTGCTGCTTGAGAATTCGCTCATCGGTTCCGCGGAGCTCATCCTTGACCATCGCCGCAATGAGCGAGATGGACGGGAATGTCCGGTGACGCTGAAAGTGCTCGAAGTACTTTTCGGTCAGGAAGTGTAGATACTTGAGCTCAAAGTACTCTGGAGTCATCACTTCGACCATTTGAGCTGACCAGTCGCGGTCAGTCAGTAGAGCCTGAAGGATCTTCTCCTGAAAGGGCTTATCGTACCTGTTGAAGTGAGGGACAACTGTGCCCTGACCAGGTGTGTCGGTCATTCTTTCCTCTTGGGATTAGTCTCTGAGGTAGGTCCTGCAGACTGTGAAAAAGCGATCAGCATCGAAGGAGGAGATGCCCTCCTTCACCAGCTTCCTCATGAGGCCCATCTTATCGCGCACAGGGCTGAAATTATCAATTGCGTGCTCAATGCGCTTAATCTGATTTCCCGACAGGTTTTGAGTATCAAGATACATCAGCTTCCAATTGCGAAGAAGAATCTCTTCTCCGTCGACAATGCGCTGGTAGATCTTGGGACCCTTTCCCTTGGGATCGATTCGGCTCTGGGCGTCTGCAATGATGTCGCGAACAGAGACATCATCTTCTGACGCGAGTTGCGGAAATCGCTTGGCAAGCGTCTTAAAGCCGACCCCTTTGATTCCCGGAATATTGTCAGATGGGTCACCACACAGTGCCTTGGCAGTGCAAAAGTTGTGTGGCTTGATTCCGAAGCGCTCAAAAACATCCTCGGGTAGCACGTAACGCTTTCCCATAGGGTTGTAGACACGCGTGTCCTTGTCCAGGAGCTGATAGAAGTCTTTGTCTGACGAGAGAATTACCTTTCGTCGTCCAGGAAACTTGTATCGACAGATGTAGCCAATGACATCATCCGCTTCACAGTCCTGAACATAGACCTGATTGATGCCTACGAATCGAAGAAGTGCCACAATCGTTGCAACTTGCCAATTTCGATTCTCGGTAGTATCCGGGATGTCGTCTTCGTAGTATCGATTGAGCTTTTGGGGCCGTCGATGAGCTTTGTACTCTTTGAACAGATTCCGCTTGCGTGCCGAACCCCCAGACTCCCATACAACAACAACTCTGCTGGGATGCTGAGTATCAATCAGCCATCTCAGAGAGTTCAAAAACCCTACAATGCCGCCCGCGGGCTCGCCTGCGCGATAACCCGTAGACACCATTGCAGGGTTCGCAATGAAATGTCGCGTAAACAAGTTTAGTGCATCAACAATCAGGATTGGTGCAGATGACACTTGACTGCCTCGAGAATCTCGTTGTCCGTCCATCGATTCACATCCTCTTCCCAGAGTGTGAGAGTGTTGAACCCTGCGACCTGGGCATCAGCAGCCTTCAGTGAATCATACTCCCAGATGGCCTTGGAGTTCAGCTTCCGATGAGGATGAAAAAACTCAGCATCGTACTTCGAAGGGTTACAATGCCAGTAGTCGCCGTTGATCTCGATGAGAAGGAGGTGCTCGACCAGCAGGATGTCAAAGCAGTAGCGGCGTCCTTCGACAGCAAGTCGATGTGATCCTTCTACCTCGTACACATCTGAGAGTACCTCTTCGACTCTCTCCTCGATCTTGGAACGCCACAGCCCACTCCCGTAGAGATTCTCATAGCATCCCTCGGCCCATCGCTGGCTGATCTTTCTGCCGAACTCTTCGTAGAGGCCTTGCTGTCGCTTCGTATCGCGAGACTTTCTGCCAATCTCGAGGCACGTCGCCTTGTCGTGCCAGAACCCATTGTCTGCAATATGTCGATGAAGTCCCTCAGAAATACTCTGTCGATGCTCATCAGACAGAGACTTACCCATCTTCGCTTGGGAGATTGCCTGTCGCTGAGACATCGGCATCGGGCCTCTCTTTCGTCCCGTGTTTGCTCGATGTGCCTCGCGGGCGGATCGACGAATGCGTGTCTGCTTTGCAACAGACTCGTACTCTTCGCCCAATGCCTCCTTGAGGAGGCGAATCATCTTGTTTCGTCCAACACCGCAAGACTCTCGAACTTCGTCGATTGTCGAACCGTCTCTGAACGCAGCAACAGCAGAGGACAAAGCCTCTGCCGAGAGATGCTTGTAGTTGTGTGCCCGACTCATCGAGAGTAGGTAGGCAGACCAGCTACAAAGTGACTGACGAAACGTCGACGATAAGAATGGGCGCCGAGCTCTGCATTACTACTCCAGGTCGCTCAAATCACCAAGACCTTCTTCGATCTCAGCCGCGAGCGCTTGCATCTCTACATAGGACTCAGGATTGATGTCCGAGTCTTCGTCGAATCGCTTCTTAGATGTGCGAGTCATGATTTTGGCTAGCAGTGCGTCGAGGTAATCCTTGACATCGGGATCCTCGAGCAGATCCTCGAAAGCCTTCAGATAGAAGCTTTTGTGAATTAGAGCCTGCTCAGCCATCTTCTTCTTCTGGAAATTGCCCTTCGTCGGCCACTTGAAGCGATTCTTCTTCTTATTGAACTCAAAGTCGTCGAGACTGAATTCTCCGTTGGCAGTCGGAAGAACAATCATTTTACGATGACCGTCCCCCGCGAAGTTGCCAATACCTACGATCTTGTCACCGATAAGCGTCGGACCGTATTCCTTCATGAGCTCGAAGATTTGCGTTGACTCCTTGATCCCATAGCCAAAATGAATCTCAAACTCGGCGCGCCTGAAGGGCATTGCCACCTTGTTCTTGATCGTCTTGGCCTTCACGTGGATTCCAATGATCTCGCCCAAATCGTTCTTGATGTGATTCCCACCAAAGAGCTGAATGCGGACTGAGCTGTGGAATGGAATCGCCTTTCCGCCCGATGTTGTGGTCGGGTCGCCGTACATGACGCCAATCTTTGTTCGTGTCTGATTGAGGCAAACGAGAAGAACGTTGTTATCACCGACAATTCCAGTGATCTTTCGCATTCCCTTTGAGATGGTTCGAGCCTGAAGCCCGATGGAGTTCTGGTCGTATTCGCCGTCGAGCTCTGCCTTGGGAGACGTCGCAGCAACAGAGTCCCAGATGATGACAACTGGGATATCCTTTCCGCTGCCCATGAGAGCTCGCGCCTTGATCATCGTCTTCTCAGCGTAACTCAGCACATTCTCTGTGCAATGCTCCGAGACATAGACGAACTGTCGGTCAATTCGAACGCCCAGCTGATCAAGGTTTTCAGGGCTGGTAGCATTCTCAGTGTCAATGTAGACAGCAAGACCGCCCATCTTCTGTGCTGACCGACAAATCTGCGCAGCGATATGTGACTTTCCAATGCCAGGATCGCCGAAGATTTCGACAATTCGACCTTCGGGATAGCCTCCCTCAACCTTGTTGGCAACAATCCAATCAAGCAAGCGGCTTCCTGACGAGATCCAACGCTTTACGTGTGTTGGAGATTCGTCCTCGGCCAGGTTGAAAGCAACCTTTGAGCCAGCTTCTTTGTTGAGGGACTTAATGAGGTCAGAGGTGAAGTCGTCCACCGCATCGGTTTGCTTAGCCATCTGGCTACACTCCTGTGGTACTCCACCTCATGGTGGCGAACAGTGACGGGGGCTTTCGCCCCCGTCGATTGATTGACGAGACGCCTTTTCAGGCGTCTTCAGTCATAAGGTCGTCAAACGCGCTGTCCAGATCCTCGAAGGTCTGTCCAGATACGGAGTCGTCCCCAGCAGCAGCAGTCTCTGCGCTAGACGAAGAGCTCTTGGAAGAGCCTCCGCGCTCAGTGCCAGTGCTACCGCTCGCGCCGTCAGCCTCTTCGTCGCCATTCAGGTACTTGGTGAGGATGGCATCAAGCTCATCAGAGGACTTCTCCTTGTAGAGACCGTCGATGTCAGTCGGGAGATTGTCCAGCCACTTGGCGGCCTGGTCACCGTCCTTGGACAGCGGAGTCTGCTTCGGGCGCGGGTCAATCTTGTAAGCGCGGAATCCGTTGTCTTCCTTGACTCGCTTGACCTTCAGGTCGAAGCCCTGCTCAAGGTCAGTGATGTCACCGTAATCCTCATCGAGCATAATCTCGTAGAGGCGCTTGGCAACCGACTGGCTAAACGGCCAGAGAATCGGACCGGCGGCTTCGTCATCACGATCAATGACGATAGCGTGATGCTTCATCTTCGCCAGGAGCTGCTTGGCGAGATTCCAGTCCTCAGAAGCCTGCGACTCTGACTTGCCTTCACGAGAGCGAAGCTTGTCGGTGAGAGCCTTGATCGGGTCATCCTTACCGAACTGGAAGGGGGCGAGGAGATTCCACTCCTTGCCGATACTGTAGACGTAGCGCTCCTTGAAGGGCTGTCCGTCGTTGTCAGGGAAGGCAACGATGCGCAACACGCGCTGCTTGCCGTCCTCAAACTTGATCTTCTTGGGGCGGTTGCCGCCGGAAAGGCCGGCGAGCTTCTTACGAATTGCGTCGAGATCGAGTCCCATGTATTTCTATCCTGTTGCCTATTAGCTGTTTTGCTGTTGGCTGTTATTTGCTTGGTTGAGCTTGTTGATTTTACGGTTGGTTTGCTTACTTGTTCAAGTTCTTTTTGAGTTCTTTGCTTGTTGTCGTCTTGTCTTGTTTGCCTCCGATTGTATCCTTACAATACCGCGCGGAAAGCAGCGAGTAATCACCCGTGGGTGGTTTTCTTACCCTTCTTCTTGGTCTTCGGGCGGGCGGATTTGCCACCCATCGGGAGCGTATATCCACGGACCTGAAACGCTCCGCCTGCTCCGCCGCCGACAGCCGAGAATTCATTCTTGTCCGGATACTGTTCGTCTTCGTCTTCGTCGACCAGGTCAACCTCATCTAGATCTGAGGGAGCTGCGCCGAATGCCAGAGCTTCTCGAATGAACGTTCTCAGAAGATTCTCACCGAACATGTTGTCTCCGTAGGGCCTGACGCAGTTGCCGTCGCTGTCGCAACCGGCTTCGCCTTCGTGATCGGACGGGCGCGGGTGAAGAACGTTCTCGTCGCCTGGAGTGTAAGTTTCGGCATCTGAGAAGCCCACTGACATTCGCTGCGAAGCAGTTGTGTCAGCAGCTGAACTCTGTCCACCACTCTGCCGTGTCGGCCAAGGCTGTGTAGAGACGCCGAACTTCTTGTCGACCGGGCCTCCGCCACCACCTTGTCCCGCTCTACGACTACCACGATTGGAATCTGCGAAAGGCACCCTAGTAAGTATCGACCCGCGTCAGTCAGAGCCCCTTTCCTTGCATGACTGCGAGCTTCACTGCCATCTCCAGGAGTGTTGCTAGCCCCGGCTCTTCATGTCCGCCGTAGTAGCTGCTGGTGCTCTGTCGATAAACGCCGTCGCACATACGGATAGCAATCCACTCATCCTGCTGAATTTCAACGTCGAAGTGCTGCAGAAGAAAAAGCGAGCGGTCGTTCCAGGACATCGGAACGATTTCATCAGATGTTTTGAACATCTGGCCCAGCTTCTCACGATGCCACTCTGATTCCTGCGGGACATAGAACGGACCGTCGAGATCACCTGCCTTGCCAATTGCGTGGAAAAGACAAACGAGAATCATCGACTCTTCGCTGCAAGAGAAGTCGTACTGCGTGTTCAGTTGCTTAGCATTGCGCAAGACTCGAAGCGAATACTCAACTAGCCCACCCGGATAACAGTCATGAAAAGACTTCCTCGACGAGGCAGGGCACATGGCGATTTCATTTGCCATCTCATCAACAAGGAGCTCTGCTTCCGGTCGACGGTTACCCAGGGCACGACATAACTTCTGGAAGGTAAGAAAGTTCTTTTCAATGCGATCAGCTGCTGACATGTTGTTCGTCCAGGGGAAAGTGAATATCGAAGCCGGGGATCTTAGAGCCGACTTCACGTAACCTTTTAGTGTACTCTGCGCAGCTGTGATGTACATCTAACCACAAAGCATCATGCACAATGCCGATAGCGTCGATTCCGTCGATGTCCTGAATTTCTTCTCGGATTTGTCCGAATCCCTGCAGTGCAACGTCTACTGCGGTTGACTGTGTGTACATCGCAACGAGGTAGCCTGGCTGTGATCTCTTGGGATGCATAACGCGTCCGTAGAAATTGGTAAGCATCCCGCTAACTTCATTCTCTGCGGTGAGTGCGTCTCCCAAGTACCGAAGCTTGAAAGCAGCACGAATTCCGTCCATCACCTTCACGGGATCATCAGCGGGGTCCAGGATCTTTCTCAGGCTTGCGATGCCGCCGCCGTAGAGAACCAGCATAGTAGCCCGCTTCAGCTTGTCACGAGACATTTTTCCCGTTCGACTCTGAAGAATGCTATAAACGTCATCAGGTGCATCCTGACCAGTCAATGCAAGCAAAGTCCGAGGCTCAAGAGAGACATAGTCCAGCTGAATGATTGAGCCTTGATCACCATGACGCGACTTCAAAATGTTCCGGAATCGCTTATCGAGAGTGAGAAGCTTAGGTCCACTGGCAACTGTAAGTCGACCGGTCGATGTTGTTCGCGAGTATCGAGCTTGCTTGTCACCCTGAAACGACTGGAGCTCGTCCTTCCGACCCTGAGGGCACGTTCGAAGGTGGACACCCAATGCTGTTCTATCTACCGTTACTGGTGCAAGGTCGCACAGCGCCTTCTGAGTCCTTTCAAAAGTCTCCTGGTATTTCCACTCATCCGAGTTCTTAAGGAGCTCCTGGGACCTCTGGAATAGGTCTCGCAGCTGCTTCTTGTACAGCGCAGGAGGCAGTATAAGATCCCATCGCACGCGCAGGTGATCACCGTCTTCGCCCAGCAGCTCTGTTAGCGATCGGTGGTGAGCCTTGGGAGGTTCCCAGGTGTGTGATCCTCCCTGTGCATGAGCAAGCTCCGACAAGTCAAGACAACAGCCTGGCGAACCAAACACCCATGCACCAACGGGAATCTTCCGGACCCACGTATATCCACTACCCTCTTCCCAGACAAGATGTCCAGGAGTCCCAAGAGTAGTCTTAGCCAGACAGATTTTCACACCGCACCCTACATCAGGGCAGAGTCAGTGTTCAGATTCCTTTCTGCTCGGCGTTCAAATAATCCACGGCGGCCTGAATAGACGATACTGCTGATCTGAATGTACCGAACGCCTGCATGTTGATAAGCTTGACACTTGTGTCGAACTTGCCTTGCTCAAGGGAGTATGTTGCGCCCGTGATGAGGTAGACGTTGTCAACAGTTGTACCACTATCCATGTCGATAAAGAACTGCTGACCGTACGTAAAGTGTGGATTCCCGATAGTCTCCATCTCAAGCTCTGTAGGAAGCATTCGGAGAGGGACAATGTCACCATCGACACCGGGTGCAGCAGACGGATCACCAAGCCCCATTCTCTGCATGTGGTCTGTGCTCAGCAGTGAATCCTGAATTGAACGCATTGAGGCGTTCTTGATTCCAGATGCTGACGTGCCGTAGCGAATGGAGGGAACTCGAGCAGCCACAAACCGCTTGATGCGTGCTGGTGTGACGTCATCGCTCATCTTGTAGACGCCCTTCTGCTCGTTCACGTACTCGACGAGACCCGCATCGAATGCTGCCTTCAGAACTTTCTCAGCAAGTTCTCGATGCTTTGCATTGCTCTCTTCTGTGCTGGTATCGACGCCGATAGTGCCTAAGTGACGATCCTTCATTGCATTCATCAAACGAAGATACATGTCGTAGGGTGTTGCTGCTTCGTCAAAAACATGAATTCGAAGGAGTGAATATCCAGGATCACCCGGGTCGATCTCGCTTGCAGATGCTCTTGGGACTGTCTCGAAGTGGAACGAGATCTTGGGAGGAACGAATTCGCCATCAGGAATTCCCAAGCTCTTCATTTTTTTTTCGATTTCAGTATGAAGCGCTGTTGCCTCTGAGTCTTCAAGTGGCGAGATGCTGACTCGTTCACCGTTTGCGAAGTCAACGGAGTACTCTTCGGTGTCTGTTACACCGTAAGCTGGATTCGTAATGTCATCAACAAAGCTGTTGGTGATGTACTCCATAAACTCTCGAATAGTCAGATTGAACTTATTACGACTAGCTGTATACGCTTCAAACTCAGTCTTGAAACTAGATGTCTGAATTGGGAGAGAGCCGATGTTGGCATTTCTCATTTTGCCTGCACCCGTATTGAACGAGTAGGTGATAAGCTGGACCTCATCGAAGCGCCCCGTCGATGTAAGTGGCTCAGCCATGAAACGAAGAAGAAGCTTACCCAGTGAGACATGCGAAGCAGAAGTATAGTTCGACTGAATTTCTGTAGGGAGCCCAGTCACAAGCATTGGATCTTCACCGTTTGACAAAGACTCACTCTTCTGCTTTAGGGATTTCTGCAGAGCATTCTCGAGGTCACCCACTGCACCATCAGTACCGTCACCCGAGGTCCCTAGAAGGTCTTCAAGCGCAGCAATGAGCTCTTGGGTGTCTTCGCTAGTCTCACCCGTTGGATGCAGAAACTTGTCGATGGCAGCCTTGACCGGCTTGGAAAGCGACATAACACGACTGAGGTCAGACGTTGAATCCAAAATCTGCGTGGGCGCAATCTCCTTTTGGAGAGGGCTGTTGATCACCCTTGATCGAATCGTGGCAATGACTTCCGTCAGTCTTTCCACTTCTTGAATGGCTGTCATGACCTCCCGAGTCTCAGCAATCTTGGAGGTGGCTATGTCGGTGATCCCCTTAGTCACCAACTCTAGCGTGATTTCGACCTGTCCGCCCTCTTCGAAAGAAAAAGACGAGTTCTTGATGCCATACTTCTCCTTGATTCGAGAAGCATTGATCAACTTTCCAAAAGCATTTGTAGAAGCTGGGCCGCCATCCGGATGACTCCACCCGTATTCAATGAGCATCTCCGTTGAAGAGTAAAGATCCGGCCGGACCAAATCTGCAATCTCTCCAAGGCGCGAACGGTCATGGAGAGTGAGATTAAGCTTTCCATGCTTGTAAGGAATCAGACCTGCACCCATGTTAGCAATGCTAAGCTCAAGCTTCTTGAGAGACATAAACGGACGAAAAATGTCTAGAACTGGAGCATATCGAGCAGATTCGCCACCCTCGCCACGACCCTCATTTGCATTCACCAAAGTTTGAGGAGACGTAAAGAGCTCCATTCCGGCAGTTGAACGTTGGGATGTTGTCTCGTCGCCGATCTCAGCTGATTCAATAATTTTTCGCTCAGTGCCCTCTACTGTTGTCCCGCCAACTAAGAATCGTCCCAGCGACATAGCAGTGACTTTACCTCTATCATCGACGGCGGGACGGCCGAGCAGCAGAGTAACATTGAGATAGGGAATAGCGCGGGACCACTCATACGACGGAATGCTGTTCATCAAGATGGCTGCAGCATCTGCCTGGCGACTACCTGGCGTAATGTTTACCGGGTGTACTTGAATGAGAGAGATTTGGGGGCTTGCCTTTGATGGTGCATCAGTCGCATTGTTAGTTTGCTCACCCGAAATCTCATTGATAGAACCCGCAGCAAAATCTCCATCGTCAGTAGCGTAAATGATGGAGACAAGCGACGAGATATCAATGTCTGGCGCGGCCTTCTCAAACTCACGAAGATTCTTAATGATGTCCTTTGTAGAAGTTCCGCCATCAACAATGTCAAGGACAAGCTTTAACAACATCGATCTTTCGGAGACATTCTCTGCTGTTGAGACAATGGACTGTCTAAGTAAATCGTCTCGGCCTGAGACTGCAAGGACTTCTTTGAGCTCAGTTACCGCTGCTGCAAGATCTGAATTTGACATCAGCCGGCGACCTCAGAAACCTCAGACAAATCCCGAGGCACCAAAAGACGGGTACCGGGAGGAACCTGGAGGCCCCATCCTACACCAGAAGCTGCCGCAATGATCCACCAGAGTCGGGAATCCCCATATTGACGACCTGCAAGTGAATCCAGGCGGTCACCGCGAGACGTCACTACAATGTCAACTTTGATCTCACCATTCTCAATCGCTGTTCGAATTAAACGAGCAGCCTGTGATGTTCCATATTGTGCCCCTCCCCTAAGGACCGGCGAGCGTGTGTATCGTCTCATTGCCATACGTCACGCACCATTCTCAGAGAGAAATGCATCAACATGCGAAATCAACTCTCGAATTTTGTCCTTCAGAGCTGCTGGATCTGACCCATGAACATCACCCACCATCTCACCAACTAGTCCCACTGGGTAGACAGGCGCACGATTAAATCCGTCAGCATCCAAGCCAGGCGGAATATCGTGAATAGGCGAGAAGTTCATTTCAATCTTGCACCACTGGGGTGCTCGAGCACCCGGATCAGTTTCCCAAGTGGGCTCATACCAATCGAAGTTCATGCTGGTAATAACACCTGCAAGGCCTCGGCCCTTGGCAGACTCAAATGACCGAACAATCGGATTGCTTTCAGAAGAAAGGAAATCGCTGGTAATGCTGTTGACTTCTTCATGGTTGGCCAGAGATTCATTGATTCCCATCTTTGTAACAACCCAGTCAGGATCGATGCGAATATCGGTGTGCGTACACTTAACCTCAGAGTCTTCAAACCCAGGTGGAACGACTGACCCGACGAACTTAACTTGGTAGAGCGTCTTCTGGCCAGTCATGAGCGGTGTCTTATTGCGGTCAATAGTCTTTTCCTGCCGGCCCGTGATTTCGACCTCATATTCCTGCTTGGTGCGAAGACGCTTCCGAGCACTACCTCCTGTGATAATAGACGCAGCTTTTTGGAGTACATTGCCAACGGGATCTGCTTCGAGGTAGTTTCCATTGTTCGAAGGCTTAAGGAAGACGCGATCGCCAACAACGTAGCCGTAGTCGCTTCCATTGAGATCTGGATCTCGCATCATGGTTGTCACGGTCCGTGTGGCCTCGTCGATCACTGATACACCGATACCGTCACCAAAGTTCGACGACTCTTGCCCTGGATCAGGCTTAAAGCTTTCGGTGCCCAACCCGAAGAGACGTCCAAGATTGAACTTAGAATAATTCGTCTTGATAACGTCGCCGACTCGCATTCGGATAAGCGGCGAAGCAGAAAGAATCTGAGAGAAGGGCTGAATGAACGACGATCCAACCGAGTTCTGCATTAGGCGACCTTGCGTCCACTGTGGATAGAGAAGTGTGATCATCTTGTTGATCTTCCACCACATGACATCAAAATCTTCTCTACTAGTAGCAGCAACGTGAAAGGAGAGGCTAATCGAACGCTCAGTATTCTTGTAAGTCTTTACTGCATCGATTCGACCATAAGCCTCTGTGCTTTCGTAATTGACTGAGAAGTCATCACTCAAGCTTGACAGGAACGCGTGAAACGAAACAATTTCGTTTGTTCTGAGATCGTGAAAATAAAACGGAACATACTCTCCGTCTAAGACATCTTCAATTTCTTGTACGACTTCTGGATGGATGCGATTGCTGCCCAAAAGGTCTCGATCGGCCATGAGTGAAGAGCGACTCTTTCCAGCACCATCGACCCAAGACTCTGCTGCCAGTGAGGTTCCTAACAAGCCAGCTACCGTTTTCTGGCCTGCCCCGAAGTCTCCCGCTGCAGTAAGCAGAGAAGCTGGGAGAAGATAAGCTGCTGCTGTTGATGACGTCCTCCATGCCAAAGACATGCCCGATGGGCCGTCCTTTGCACGACTCTTCATGACGTGTGTCGCTGGATTATCCGGCAAATCATCAACCATAGAGATGAGCTGCTTGGATCCGGGCTCAACTGTGTAACCCTGCTGCTCGAGGCGAAGCGCAATGTCGCCGAGGCCTGCAATGACGTTAAAGAACGACACTACCTTCGAAGACCGAATGACATCAACCATTCCCAGAGCAGCCTGAGCACCACCCACGGGATTCGAGAAGTCAACATCCTTCAGTGCATTTGAAATCGTGTTGAGGCTTCTGAAGATTGTCCGCGTCGTGACTGCATAGTAGCCAGGAGCTTGTAGAATGTTGAGAAGCGCAGTCGACGAAGCATCAGCAAGATTGTCACCAGAGAACCCGAAGAAGACGTTGGCACCTCTTAGAGCAGCATCAGAGAACTGATTCTCAGTGTGTACAAGGCCGAGAGTTCTTGGGCTTACCAGAGCTCCCAGAAGTCCGCTCGGCTCAGGCTTGCCATACTGACCTGGGATGTATGGCCCTGGGTCGATTCGAACAGACTTGCCCTCATTGCTGGTGATGAGTGCCAGGATGCTGAAGATGACCTGTGCAGAGACGATCAGGGTGACTGTCGTTGTGGCTGCTAGTGCAATCATTCCGAGCGGCAGGAATCCATCAAAAGGCTCAAGAAAGCTGTTGAGGTTTCCGTATGACTTGTAGTCATCATCACTCTTGCGTGGAAAGTCTGAGTCCAGTGTTACCCGAGAGAGCTCATTGACTTCATAAGCGCGTCGGGCCTCAAGCTCAGTGGGCTCAATTCGGCTTGAGCCGATTTGCACAAATGTGGGAGCAAGAGGATTTGCGCTGTCGGGATCTTGTGTGCCGTTCGGATCATCACCAGTAGCCTTGAGCATCAGGCTAAGCGCAACTTTCCGCATGGTCTCAACCGACACTGCGGTTGCCAGAAGTTCACCAGTGACGGGATCACGGAAAGCTCCCAGTGAGCTCTCATTGGGAACAAGCTTGGGAGGATCAGGCTGCTGATCTCCAGTGACGTAGGGCGTATTCCCCTCAGTTGGATTCCATCGATTGGATCTTAGAACCTGGGAGACTTGCTTCTGAACATCTGTGCTCCCATCAGTTGCAATAGAACGACCCGTTCTGTTTAGATCGTTTCCGTCGATGCCCCTCAGGAGATCATGACCGTCTTCGCCCTTATCAAGATAGTCAGCAACACGAAGAGTGTCTGATAGTGCATCAAGGAACGGGTTTGAAAAAGACTCTAGTGAGGGATCTGTCGAGAAAGCGTTATCTCGGTACGGGCCGCCTGTCTGAATTGCTGCGGGAGAGCCATCCGGCTCACGATAAGTTCCCTCTTCATAGCCGCTAGGGACTTCGTACTTGTTATTCGTCGGAGACTCAGATGTCACACAATGAAGAAAGTCAGCAAGTGTTCGCTTAAGATCCTTCTCGAGGTCATCAGTACCCCACTGAAACTGCCCATCGGGGCCAGTTCCGTCTACCTGATAGGAGATATCTTCGACATCTTCACGAGACACGGTTCGCCCCCGTCATCTGTCCCTTGAGAGCGTCGCGCATTTTTTCACGTGCCTCGGGGTCTTCGGCGACCTTCCGGAGCTGCTCGGCGAGATTTTGCATTACGCCTGCAAGCCGGCTGGCATTTGCCTCAATCCGAGCGCGATCAGCCTCAGGTGCCATGTCAAGAGCACGCTGATAGTCAGAACTCTCCTTTACCATGTCGAGGATTGACTTGCTCATTAGATTCTCTCCTTTCGAACCATCGAGGCCTTGTCCACAAGGACAGTAGCAACCTGATCGGCTTCCATTGTAACTGTCAGGTGAAGGTTGAGGTTCAGTCGTCCGGCTTCAACTGTCAATGTGTCGCCGTTGATTCCCATACCGTTGCCCATCGGACTAATCTTAGCTGAGAGATCGATGTCCGGAATGCTCTCAAGCGACCGGTTGATAGCCTTGATGTCTGCCTGAAGATTGCTCTTCATCAGCGCAATGGCGTCGTTGGTCGCAGGCAAGTTCATGTTGTCGAGCATCGTGTCAGAGAAGCCACCCAACGATGATTCTACACCGTGTGTGAGACCCTTACCCAGGTTTTCACCGATCATCTTCTCTGCGAAGCGAGAAGGGGAGTTGATGTCGAGGAACTCGAGGATCGCCTGCATGGACCCCACAAGGGTCATGAAAGCTGGGCTCTCTTCAGCGTCACCCAAGCCCTTGGCCATTCCCTTGGTGAATTCCTCCATCAGATTCATGGCGACCTTGAAGTCGAAGATTTCTTCGATGGTGTTCCAGGCATCCTGGAAGGGGCTCGAGATTGCAACAGCAACATCCCCGACATCCGCAGCCAGTGTCTGGAGATAGTCAGACACGAACTGCAACTTTTCACTTGAGTAGTTGATAACATCTTCCCACATCTCGGATAGCTTGAAGAGGACAGCTTCCTTTGCTGCGTCCCATACCATGCTCATACCCTCAGACAGCTTGGCCTTCAACCCCGGAAGAGCTGGCTTAACACCTAGCTCCCAGGCGAGATTGAGTGCAGCAAACATGAACTCCCCGAGCGCCTCGCCGACTCCTCGATCGTCTCCCGGATTCCGTGCCCATTCATTCATCTGATTTGTTACACGAGACAGGAACTTAACTAGAGCTTCCTGAATTGTCCCATCTTTCCAAAGCCGACTCAGAGCATCAGTGATCGGTGTTACGAGACCCATAATCGCGTCGAATGCTCCATCACCCATCTTGTCCATTCCAACTTGAAGAGATGAGTCAAGGCCTGTTGAGCCTTTCCCTTCAATGACGTCGCCCAGGCGCCCGAGACCGTTTGCGAACTGTTCGGCCATGACTGGAATAAATCCAGCGATAGCATGACCGATCCCGCTCAAAAAGTCCTTGACTCCATCGAGGAGTTTAATAGAGCCGGGGCCGGTCCATGACTCAAAAAGTGCTGACTTAAGACCAGACATGAGGTTTCGCGTAGCCTCGGCCATTTTCTTCGGATCACTCAGATCTTCAAAGAATTCGGTGAATGCTCCCTTCACCTTTGTCATCAGCTTCTTATACTTCGCTGGGCTGTAGAGCTCTTGAAGTGCACCAAGCATCTTCGTTACGCCAGGGAATGCATCAACAAAGACCTTCCCCAGCTCGAAACCGGCCCACTGCACTTCCTCTGACACTGCACGAAGACTAAACATCGTCTCGAGGAATTTGTGATTATGCTTGATTCCTCGTGCAAATCCCTGCGCGAATCGGTCGAACAAGCCGCCACTCATTTCGATGAAGCGGATGTAACGCTCTGTTGCGTCAGCCAGCTTCGACATCGCCTCAGCCTGAGAGAGCTCCTTCTTTTCCGCAATTCCAGACTGCTTGGAGATGTCTTCCATTGAGCGGCCGCGATTCTTCATAGAGAATGCGAGACGAGCTTCTTCCTCAGAGAGGCCAGTGTTCTGTGCCAGAAGGCGGAGCTGGACAAGGCTCATCTTTTCAGCATCGTGACCTGCTTCAAAGAATGCTCTACGCAGCTCGTCAATTGCTCCCATGCCGCCGTTTGAAGCTTCTCGCATGAGAGTCATTGAGTCGACGTTGATGCCGAAGGCCTGTGCTAGCTTAGCTGCTGACTCAGCAGCGTCATCAAAGGTGAGGAACTTGTCTACAACCTTTCCTAGTGATTCAACCTCGAGCCCCAACGAGCGAGCACGAATAGCAACTTCACCAAGGCTTCGGACTGACAGGTTGCCAAAGCGACCTACGTCCTTGACCATCTTGCCCATGTCCTTCGATACTAGCTTACCCGAGAAGCCGAATGCCTCAGAAAGCTGGAGTGACATGTTGGCAACTTCGTGCAGCACTTCCTGAATTGGTCGTCCGGACGTGATGGCGCGTTCACCAAGAGCACGCATCTCTTCGCCCGACAGTCCCATACCCTTCTGGAAGACAACGAAGTCCATGCCAAGCTCTTCAATCTGCTTGCCTAGAATCGAAGCTGTAGAACCGAGTGCACCGAATACTTCCGCTGCATATGCTGCTGCATCAGCCTGATCGTTGAAGACTGAGTAGAGACCAAGCCTGGTGACTGAGCTGACTTCGCCACTGAAGGATCTCATGTTTCGGACGAGGCCATGAATAGACCGATTTACGTCCTCAGTAGGATCACCGAACTCCTTCCTGACTGCTTCCCACTGCCGCGCAATATGCAAGAATGCTTGCGCTAGAGCATCTGACATCGCAAGCAAGCCTTCAAAGACTCGCATTGGGAACGAGACGATTGCTGAACCGATGTTCCAGGCACTCTCAGCAATCTGCACAAAGGTGCTTAGTGTGATCTTTCCCGTGTTCCACAGAAGCTTGACGGCCTTGACTGCGACGTCACCAATACCAGCCAAGAAAGCACCAGCAATTACGAAGGGCTTCTTGGCAATCTCCTTGAGAGTGTGAAGGAATCCTTGCGACTCCTTTTTTGCCTCTACAACACCCTCGGCTCCGCGCCTAAAGTCACTATCCATTGACTGGCCCGTACGTCGCGAAGAATCAGCTACTTCGTCCAGCGCTTCTCGGACCTCGGTGAATCGATCAACGAGCTTCTCGGGCTCAGCTCCCTCAAGAGAGTCCCGAAGAGTGCTTGCGAGCGCAAGCTGGTCCTTGAGAATGTCATTGTGGACACTCAGAACCTTAGTTCGTTGACTCAGCAGAGAGTTAATCTGCTGATGGATGGTAAGATTGTCAGCCAATGTACCCGAAACTCCTGGCTTTAACTATCGACCAGGCCCAGTTCTCGGGCGGTCAGAGTGGCCAGGGAATTCCCAGCTTCTTTTCGAACTCTCTAGCTGATGCTCTCTTTAGATTCAGCTTGTTGATGACAGACTCGACAGAGGCACCAGGCTTTTCAAGCTCACGACGAAAAGCCTTGGACGACATCAGTGCTGACTTAACAGCTGCGACCTCTTGAGGTGTTCCTCGAACTTTATAGCCCGTTTTCTTGCCTAGCACGTAGCCGGCAAGCGCTGCCAAGAAAAGTTTTCCTACAGCACTGACGCGAAAATGCTCATTCAAAACAGCCTTTGAATCGACCGACTCAGTAAGCATTTCATCGACCAATTCTGGGGTCAATTGAGTCACAGCACGCCTCCGTCAGGTGTAACTATCCAGACTCAGGTAAATCGTGCCATTCGAGCTGGGACGTTCTCACGGGCGCGGCCTTGCATTGCTCGGGTCGTAGGCGTGTTATGATGTGCTGCGCGAGACTGGCCTTCGCCGGCCTCCTGCGACTTTGCAAACTCCTTGTTGATCCTCTCGATGAACCATCGACGATAAGGAATCGGAAGTTTTCTCGCCTCAGTGTACGCAAATCCTCCGTAGTACATCAGGAGGAACATGTGTTCGAGCTGGATCGTCCTGTAATCAGGCGTCAGGCCAAAAAAACTTGGCACCAATCGGCATAGATGCCAACTGGTCCTCCCCGCAGCTTTCGCACTGAGTCCATGCCTTCATCTCGATTCCCGGCTCGTGCTCTTCCATGAACTTTCGGAGTGCTCGCGAATCTGCGGCGGGCATCCTGCGCACAAACATCGTGATCTTAGTTCGATCTTCGATGCCATTGACTGAAAGGATTGAACGCTCGAGGCGGCTTGTAACGAGAGACTCAGACTTCAGCTTCAGCTTCTTGCGCTTGCGGTCGTGCTCGGCGACTAGCTGCTCTTCATCGCTACCCGTCAGGAAGGCAAACCGAACTTTGGCGCCCGTCTTAGGGAGCTTGAACTCAAAGAGGTTCTGGCCCACTTCAACGGGATCAAGGCTTAGACTCTTGATAGGGAGACCTGCTAGGTCGAAAGAAGACTCGGATCTCTCATTGCAAGCATCACATACGATCTCAGCTTGATACTCACGACCGTAACCAGTCACACGAATTGAGACCATCAGAGCGTTTCGGTCACCGGCGAGCATATTCTCAGGTCGAATGCGCTTGTCAACAAGGCACGACTTGATAAGCTCTGTGATGACGGTACCCTTCTTAATGAGTGCCCGAGACGTCAGAATATCCTCTTCGCGCGCAGTCATAGCTGTGATCTCAAGGACCTGCTGACCGTGCAAAGGATGACCGACTGGGTAGACCTTTCCTCCTGACGGGAGTGGAACGGACTCGACGGGAATTTCAAACCCGAAGTCGTCACGCATAATATCCCGGGCTCGCCCCTGCTGTCCAGCTTCACGTACTGCCTGTACGGATGCCATCTGCTCGGGATCTCCCTGGGAGAAGATCTGGTTGTTTCTATCTGACAAAGCTAGTCCTCCGCTACACGAATCTTATGTTCACGTGTACGGAGGGTAAATATCCCAAGACTAAAAAATCGTGAGTGCGTTGTTGTCTGGTAGATATTTTCGTTACCAGGGTGTTACAGACCGACCAGGTTCTTCGGGAGGCAGTTCTTCAACATGCTCCGGATCCAGCGAAAGATTCGTAACATTCTCGTCGCCGTACACATCACTAAGAAGTGGGTCATTCGGCTCACCGCACTCAAACAGAGACAACTTGTCGTCCATTCCGAAGTCGATCAGAACCTTTTGCATTGCTGACTTCTGACGTGGTGAGAGTGCCTGACCAGCAGCGATTCGCTTTCTAATCGACTGAAAGAATCCACTATTGGGACGCTGTGCAATCAACTCATCAATGATCACAAGAGCTTCGGGATCATGAGTTGTGTATGTTGTCCTTGGCCCCCTGTACGGATTGTGACGCTTCTTCTTGTACTTTGAACGACGTCCATAGCCGCCGTAGTTGCCGCGACCGTCTCCCGAACCATAGTTGCCTGCAGTTGTTCGGAATTGACGCAAGCAGTCCTCGTACTCTTGACGAGACATTGTACCCGCTCGATAGTCTCGCATGCAATCGTACTCTTCTTCTGTCAAGAGATTGCCGCTAGTACCCGCTGACTCTGAAAGCTCTGCAGCCTGACGAAACATTTGGGAGAGCTTCATGAAATCGCCAAACGTCATTCCTGACAGCGTAAAGCGGTTACCAAATCGAACGATAGGTGCACCCGTTGACGGATCAACTTCGAAATCAACTTCCATCGGTCCAGTTTCGGGATGGATCGTAACAAAAGAGCTGGGTGTTTCTGTCAGGAGCTCCTCGACGATCATGCGTCGAAGATCTCCTTTCTTGAGCTTCTTTTCCATTAGAGCTTTCCTAGCATGTCATCCAGAGTGATAAGACGCTGAACGAGCTCGTCTCCAGCAGCGCCGAGGCACATCTTCCTTCTCATCTGGGGCGTGAAGGTGTCGTAGAGGTGAGACATGTCTGAGATCATTGTCCGCACCTTCTGAATGGTGGGCGAGACCTTTCGAGTGTCCTGTGCCGGTGCAGTAACGGGAGCGGCTGGTGCTGCCTTCCGGCCTCGTGCCGCCTGTGCCCTTTCGCGACCACGATTTCCAAGACCTGGAATCTTGAACATGCCCAGGAACGAACCGAGCTCATCCAGCTGACCTGACTTTTCAACTTCTTCAGCCACGATCCGTCGGATGTCCTCAGCCGTGAGAATACGTGCCTCTGAGACACTCATTAGTTCACGATGCAGAGTCTTGAGGCCACGCTCAAGATTGATGGTGATGTCAGACATCTCCTTGCCCTGCTCTGTTCGACAAACCCATCGATGCCAGCGCGGATTAAAGCTGTTCATCGCCTTCATCGCCATTCCCAAAGCCTGCATTGCGTCCTGCATTGCAGTGGACTTAGAAGCTCGTCGATTAGCGGCAGCAGTAGATGCACTGGCAGGCAGATTCATCTCTTCGTCATCGCCGATTGCATCTTCCGGGCGGCGAACAGAGCGACCTCGGCGACCTCGACCAGATGGTGTACTGGCAACTCCCTTGAGCGGTGTTGCCTCGTCGAGGTCATCCTGCTTGACAGTATCAAATTCAAGGTCGAGGAGATCAGGGTCATCACCCTTAGCGAACTCTTCGGCAATGACTCTCTTGATTTCGCGGACAGTGATCTTCATTATGCCACTCCTAGTCGGGAGTAAGTATCAGTCAGTAGTGTGGATTCTTATGATTCCACGAATCCAGCACCCTGCAATCGGGTAAGAATATCGTTGATCGACTCAGTCGTATCGTCAGAAGGCCATACGAAAACTTCGCCGTCAGTGTTCGTTGCAACAACCATGCCGTTAGACGTTTGATACGTTCCAGGATCTGGCATCTTCATTCCAACATCATCTTGCACCATTGGTGCTGGAGTCATGTGACCCGGATAGAACGTCGTAAACCAGGTCATGCTATCGGGAACTTCAAGGCGTGATTCGTGGAGCTGGAGCTCTGCACGAACGATCTGTCGAATAGCTGATTCACGAAGTCTCATTAGAAGCCCCTGCTTCAAAACACCACAGCAGATACATATCCACTCAGAGACGTACGTGCACAACAGAAGAACTCCGAGGTATGTAACAACCTCGGAGTTCTTGAAAGGTCCTCAGCACAGCCCGAATGTTCTTAGAATGACTGGTAGACTTAGTCTACCCAAGACTTAGGAAGCCATTCTTCAACGTCATCTCGTGCGAGCGAAACGTTGTCTCCTTCGGGCTCGTAGCGGCTACCAGTCCACCGAGCCTTCTGACCGCGGAACGAGCCTCGATCGCTGCCAGGGCCCGAGAAAAAGTAAGAATCACCTGACTTAGTATGCGCTAAATCTCCGTACGATGGGTTCAAGCGCATACCCGTGTTCTTATCATCCGCCCAAAAGTACTTCTCGTACGAACCCGGAATGATCTGATCAGCACTAAAGATGATCTCTTCACCGTTGGGAGTTGTACCCGAAAAGCCTGCTCCGCTATCGAGGCCTGAGTGTTGCGACACATCATCGAGAGTATCTTCGATTCGGACAGCAACATACTTGTTAAAGTCGTTAGCTACGTCAACAAGATCACCGGCCTGGAGGCTGCTCTCCCGAAGACAGGTGAGATTCTCTGAGATGATCCGACGAAGCCGACCTAGCGTAAACTTCATTAGCGAACTCCTTGATTCCGAAGATCGACAAGAGCCGCTCGGCGTGTTCTTTCGATGACGTGCCAGTTTTCAGCGCTGACATATTCTTCTGTCTCTGGCACGCTCTCGAAGATGCAGTCTTCGAGAGCGGAATACACTCGGTCTTCGAGTCCCTGCTCTTCGAGTGCTTCAACGATCATCGTCCGGAGCAGATTTCGAGCAATCTTCACGGTTTAATCCAATCAGTACTGGAGAACAGCGTTGTCGTAGCGAATGGTGATGGAGACTTCCATCGCGTCCGAGACATCGTAGTCAAGGTCTCCGTATTCGATGTTGGTCAGCCAGCAACCCTTGAGGTCCCAGAGTTCAACGACAGTGCCAACCGGGTCAAGGACCTTGAGCT